CCTCATGTCCACTTTACAGAAAAATGAGCTGGCAGAGATTGAAGCGAATTATCAAAAGCGAGAAATAGACATACAGCAATATTATACTGAGGCTAAGGCTGATGCTGAAAAATATGGCAAAGATGTTTCAAAGATAGAAGCTGATGTTGCTAATATGCAAAAGTTAAATCTTGAACAAAAAGAAAGAGACCGTAAGGCCTTTGATGAAAGAGTTGAGGCTGAGAATAAACGGTCTGCTGAAGAACTAAAAAAAGAAGAGATTCAGCGTTATAAAGATAGGATGGCTACAGAGGTTAAATTCTCAGATGAATATACTCGACTTATTTCTGAAATGTACCAAAAAAGTCTCATAGAATTTGATGATTACGATTCGTATTTAGATGAAAAGGCAGAGTATGATTTAAAGCGTCTTGAGGATCTTCATGATCGGGGTCTGGCTTCATGGGAAGAATATTACACGGCAGTCAAGGAAGCTCAGCAGAGAGGGAAAATTACAGATCGTGATGCAGAAGTAATAAAGATAGAGAACACAGGGACCGCATTTGAAAAACTTAGACTAGGACTGGAAGAGGCTGGTAAGGCTAAAGATGAGTTATGGGTTAAGATGGGCAAAGAGTTACCAGGTAATGTAACAGATGAGCTTACCTCTGGAATATTTGCTTTTATAGATGGCACTAAAAAAGCCAAGGATGTTTTTGCAGATATGGCTCAGTCTATTTTACGATGGACAGCTGAGATGATCATTAAACAGCAGATATTTAATGCCTTGCAGGGCATAATGGGTGGAATGTTTGGCGGTAATGCAAATATAATCGGTGGGATAAATGCGGCAAGCCCAACCAGCGCCTCGATATATGGTGACTTCCCAATAGCGCATACTGGTGGCAAATTTGGAGAGACCAAGTTTCCCATGCGTAAGATAGGACCGATTACAGTACCTGAATTTCATAAAGGTTATAATGCAAACGAAATGCTTGCGCTGGTCAGAAAAGATGAAACTATTCGTACCCCTGAACAAGAGAGTGCCCTTAATGCCAGATTGAATGGCAAAGGTGAAATGAAAGTTATCCATAATATTTATAATAATTCTGATGCGAAGGTTAAAACTACTGAACGGAAAACTGCCGGAGGCATGGAGATTGATGTAATGATTGACCAGGCGGTTGCTAATAAATTAAATAAAATGGGTAGCGCATCAAATAAAGCTTTAACGCAAAGGGGTATTGCCCCTCAGATAACACGGAGGTAATATGACTGTACCCTCATGGGATCCGTCCTTGCCTACAAAATTAGAGCAAGATGATTATGCCGGGGAGTTCCCTGAAACCACTATTAAAAGTGATCCTGACATGGGACCATCAAAAGTAAGGGGACGGTTTACGGCTGGGGTTGAGCCTTTAACAGGAGTGTTAATTATGAGTCCTTCTCAGTTTGCGACTTTCAGGACTTTCTATAAATCGACATTATTGAATGGTGCTTTAAGGTTTGCTTGGACTGAGCCGCCATTGCATACAACAGCCTGTGAAATGAGATTTACTAAGGTGCCAACATGGGCACTTTTGGGAGATCATTATAAAGTATCAGTGTCACTGGAGATATTACCTTAAATGACAACTACGAGCCTTAATTTTAGAGAAGCGGCTTTTGCGCAAGAGACAGGCAGGGTACCCATTGCTTTGATTACATTATCTCATCCAAGCCTTGAGGATGATATCAGGATCAGCACGGATCCGACACAACGTATTGAAGAATTCACCACTGATTTAGATGTGGTTTATGGAACAATATCAAACGGGCTGACTTACCTTTTTTTACCTGTTAGGATCAAGCTTCCTGATGAAACAGAGGACGGTCCAGGGGACATGACCCTTGAAATAGACAATATACATCGGGCATATATTGAGGCTATTAGAACAGTCTTCACGCCTATTTCCTGCCAGGTTGATATTGTGATGGATAATGCGCTTGATACAATAGATGCAAGCTGGCCGGAATTTAATCTGACTCAAATTAAATATAATGACACGATTATAACTGGGACCTTAACGATAGAGACATTGGTGACAGAGCCCTTGTCAGCTTATAAATTTGTACCCTCATACTTTCCAGGAATATTTTAATGGATAATTTCGATAGTTATATAGGCATACCTTTTGACACCAAGGGAAAAACAAGGCAAGGCTGTGATTGTTATCGATTAATATGTTTGGTCTATAAAGATCGGCTTGGGATTGAATTACCTGATTACCCTGATGTCGAAATTAATGAGACAGTGGAATCACTATTAAAAATTACCAGACTCATGAAACATAATAGAGATAATTGGTTGAAAGTTGAAAAGCCCGAACCCTTTGATGTGATATTAATCAGAACTGGAAGTATGTTGTATCATTCAGGCTTGGTAATAGATAAATACCGGATGCTTCATATTGATCGAGGGATAAACTCAACTATTGAACGGTTTGACTCTCTTATGTGGAAAGATAAAATAGAGGGGTTTTATAGATATGCAAAATAAAGAAATAATACTCTCTCCTTCAAAGCTCCATGCGCCAAAAGTGGTTACCGTTGAACAAGGTCTTTCTATAAGGCAAATAATTCAGCGCCAGGGTGATATTTTTCCTTGCATAGTGGAGATTAACGGGAATCCTCTGGCTGTTGAACGATGGGATTATATACCTTCTCCAAATGACCATGTTTTAATATCTGTACCTTTAATGGGTGGAGATGGTAAAAAGAATCCTCTCAGAACGATTCTAACCCTCATAGTTATCGTTGTTGCTGCATGGACTGGAAATTGGTGGTATAGTGCAAAAATGGCTGGGGGTATGTTTGGGGCAACTTTAGCTGCCACAGCAGTTTCTACGGCAGGCATGCTACTTGTCAATGCAATTGCCCCTATACGTTATCCCTCTATTGATTCAAAACAACAATCATATAAAGACTCTCCGACATATTCAATAAATGGAGGGCAAAATGTGGCTAATCCTTGGGGGCCTATACCTGTTAATTTAGGTATAAATAGAGTCTATCCACCTTTAGGATCTGGAAGCTATACGGAAATAACCGATGCGATATTGTCTGAAATTAAAGTTTTAGTGCCAGTCGATCCGGGAAGTTACGGCCCTAATCCTCCTTATATAGAGCCGACTTACATTCCTCTTGTAGAAAGTCTTGGAGGGGATGAATATTTAAGAATGCTTGTTATCTGGGGTTATGGCCCATTAAAGATAGATGATCTGAAAATAGCAGACACGCTTTTATCAACATACACCGACGTCGAAGTGCAGACAAGGGAAGGGTGGTCTGATGATGAACCTATTACCCTGTTCCCGTCTGAAGTTCATCAAAAATCAGTTGACGGAAGTGGCGGCGGAGTCATTTTAACTTCAGCAGGCGGCATTATTCAAAGAACAGCGGAACCTCATTGTGATGAATTGTCGGTTGACTTAGCCTTACCTTATGGATTATGCGAGATCGCAGATGATGGGAGCAAAATACAACGATCAGTCACAGTATTAATCCAATATCGTGAAGTTGGGTCGGGCTCTTGGTTATTAAAAGAAACAAAAACATTTGCAGGTATAGGCACGCAGACTATAAGATACGGAACAAGATGGACGGTTGATAACACAAAAGAATATGAAATAGGAATAACCAGGACTACCGCAGATACTGATGATGATCAAATTATCGATAAAATTTACTGGATAAATTATAGAAGTATAATTTGTGATAATCCAATCAACGTACCCTTGCCGGTAGCCGTTACAGCAATAAGAATCAAGGCCACGGATCAATTGAATGGGGCTATAAATACTTTAAATGGTATTGTTTCTTCTTATGTCGATACATGGGACGGAGATGCTTGGACAACCGGAGATGAAAATAAAGTTATATCAAATAACCCAGCGGCCTTGTATAGGCATGTTTTGACTTCGCCATTTCATGCAAAGCCTCGTACATCATCACAATTAAATGATGCTGAACTCGGAGAGTGGTATGAGTTCTGTGAAACAAATGGATATGCCTTCAATTTATATTATGATACAGAAATATCGATATGGGATACTTGTTCAGATATAGCGGCGGCGGGTAGGGCCTCTCCAGCGATACCTGGTCAATGGTCTGTTACAGTTGATACTGGAACTCAACCATTGGTACAGCATATTACTCCTAGAAATTCGTGGGGATTCAATGCCACTAAAATATTATATAATCCTCCTCATGCTTTTAGGATACGTTTTATTAATGAAAATAATGGATACCAATGGGATGAACGTATTGTTTATGATGATGGATACACCTCCAGTAATGCTACATTGTTTGAATCCTTTGAGTTTCCTGGGATTACAGATCCTGATTTAATTTGGAAATTTGGACGCTTTCATATTGCTCAGGCGCGATTGAGACCTGAAGAGTATACGCAATATATGGATTTTGAACAATTAGTCGCTCGTAGGGGTTCAAAGATTAGAGCGGCTCATGATGTTACACAATGGGGAGTAGCTCAAGGGCGTATAAAAGCTTTGACTTTAAATCTTGAGGAGACACATATTACACATATAACCCTTGATGAAATGGTAACAATGGAATCAGGGAAAACATATGTTTGTAGATTTAGGTTATCTGATGGTTCAACTCTCATACAGAATATAGTCTTAGATATTGGAGAGACTAATACCATTGAGTTAACGACTCCTTTATTGATCGCTTCAGGGCCAGAGGTTGGTGATTTGGCAATGTTCGGAGTTACCGGGCTAGAAACTGTCGAATGTCTTGTCAAATCAATAAGGCAGGCGAATGATTATACTGCTGAATTAACATTGGTTGACTTGGCCAGTGCCATATATACAGCTGATACCGGCACAATACCTGCTTTTAATCCAAGTATGACAACTCCAATTGATGTCACCAGGATTGAGCCTGACCCTCCTACAATCGACAGCGTGGCAACGGGTATTGATGTGGCGACTACAAGTGGAGGGGGATCAATATCAACAATACAGGTGTATTTAAGTGCTCCTCAGGATCATATTAAAATAAGAGGTTATCGGGTAAGATACAGACTTGAAGGTGAAACACAGTGGCAGTATACCGCTGAACAGAACTCCTTGACTATTCCGGTGACCAATGTTTCAGACCAGTTGACCTATGAAATTCAGGCTCAGTCAATTTCCGTTTACGGAATAGAATCACAGTGGACGACAGTTGAAACTGGAGCTTCTACTCTGCCTCAGATTGTACCGCCTTCAGCGACAAATATATCGGCGGCTATGGTGGACGGTGGAACGGCTTATAGTATGTCATCTGTCCTGGTTACCTTTACGCCTCCTAACCCTCCGGGGGTATATGCCTACTCAGAGATTTATGCATGTAGTGATAATGCTACATATATTTACATGGGCAGGGATAGTACCGGGTCATTTACTTTTTCAGGATTAGGTATTATTTATAAGCCTGGTGATACTTGTTATATAAAGATCAGGAGTGTATCAAATTTTGGTGTGAGAGAGGCTTTGCCGGCAGCGGCTAGTGCAACGGTCGTTGTAACGGCTACAGTTAAATTAGCCTCATTTTATTTCGGGATTTATGATCAATGGGCGGGTAATGCTAACATTGGCCATGCCGATACAAAGATCGTAATTGGGAACCTTGATGGCACGCCTAAACATGCGCTGGGGCCTTCTGCTGACACAATAGCCATTGATAACATTGCCACATATCCCGGATTTTTTGCTGATGGAAATGGTTATTTCCGTGGTGGAACAAATAATAAATACTTCCGATGGGATGGAGAAATAGAGATACAGGCAGGCGGGTTATTCCTCTCCAGTGAAACGCAAACTCTATCTCTCGGAGACGGTATATACCTTGATGGTCTCAATGAGACGATTGTAATAGGGAATGTCGCAGCTGATGGGATAATGTTT